TAACTTGATGTAGCATCAGCACTAATATTTGTATACTTGTCATCAAAATCTATTACAAATTCATTTGTATCTGTATCTTTAATAGCATACGATGATGAATTTTCTGGTAAATAAAAATTTGTTGTATATAGTGAAGCTGTTTGAAACACTATATCTGGGTATTTTGGTATAGCTGCTATTCTTAATCTAGCTACACTTCCTGAGTAGTATGTGCCATTATTATTATAAATGGACATAAATGATTCTTGTGTTCCTAATATTTTTTGATTTGAAGATCCTGTTGTAAAATAATAATCTTCCCACTTCATATTTAATAGTGGAGGATATATTGTGTTTGTATCTATTGAAAAATATCTAAATGTAGCTGTTGTATTTAAATTATTTACAAATTCTTTAGAACTTGACTGTTTAACTAAAAATCCATTATTAGGAAATCCTTTTGTGTTATCTACTAGTGAATAGCTATACCATGTTTTTATTGTATTTGTTACATCAACTGTTAAATCAATACTATTATCATAAGAAAATACTTGAGATTGTGTAACATCTAGACCTAATGAAGATCCTGTGTACCAATTTCCCCCACCAGCTGATCCTGAAAACGATGCTACTGAATATGCTCCAAACCCATCAACTGCTGTTACTTTAAATGATAAATTAGTTGTTATAGTTCCTAAAGCACCACCTGTTAATGCTGCTGCTAATATTGTTATTGTATCTCCTGGTATATATCCTGTCCCACCAGCTGTACAAGTTACAGTTGTAATTGTAAATGCACCTCCTGTGGTTGTAATTGTAAATTGTGCTCCTGTTCCTCCTTGGCTACCATTTCCAGCTATATTACTTAATGAAGCATTAATAGTACCTACTGTTGTTGAAAATATTTGTTGATTTGCTGATGTAGTCATAGCTCCGGATTCTGCCCAATTAAGAGCACCATCAGCTGCTGATCCTGAATAATTTCTGAATTTCCAACTTACTCCATCTGTTGTATTAGGTACATTTGCAAATCTTCCTGTTCCCATATTCCAACTTCCTGAAACTGGGTATACATTTAATGTTTGATCCATTCCTAAACCAGTAACAACAGCTGCTGAATTTAATAATTCATATTCTGCAGGT